TTGTAGTCATGTGTCTACCTGAACGGTATCAATACCTGCGCTGACAACAACGCTTCCTGTTATTGTACGTCCCAAAACAATAGGGACAGGAACACCAGCAGCATTTGTATTGGTGATGCCACTAAAATTAAACGATTCTCTAGGGTCTTCAGTTTGCTCAGGTGTTTTAGGAACAGGAGCAAGCATCCCTGCTATTCCTCCAAACACTAATGCTGCTCCGATATAAGTAATTGCCTTCCATCCAAAAGCACCTATTCCTGCTGCTGCCTCAAAACCAAGCACACCTTTTGCAGCACCTCCGATTCCAAAACCTGCGCCGCCTGTAGCAAAAGCCAATCCAATCATTGCAGCACCTATAAGGACTTTTCCTACATTTCCTCCAGCTCCAGCAATAACAGGTGTAATTAATATTTCGTTCTTACCAATTGGATCTTTTAGTTCATCAAGTCCTATTGATGTATTTCCTACACAGACAACGTATTCTCGTTCTGCCATGTGACGATCTAACCCTGCGAAATTAGCCACTAGCATCCTTATGCTTTCTCCTACATCAGCTATATCCGCAACAATTTCTTTCCTGCCTGTAAATTCAGCCAGTTCCCCATATAGCTTTACTGTTCTCATGCCTCAATTTCTTACCTGTACTTGATTGTAACCAATCCCCATAACAATCTCTACAACTCAAGCGATTCTGAAGATGATGCAATACATTTCCATCCCCTAAATACACAGCACAATGGTTTAATCCAGGCGATCCAATAGACATTAACAACAAGTCTCCTTTCATTAATTTCTCATCTTTTAATAAACGAAATCCTGTTGCTTCATACGCTCCATCAAACATCGGTGCTTTGATGAATTGTTCTGGATCGTCTGGTCTATCCCAATCTCTTAACTCTAATCCTTCCTGTTTGTACCAATCTCGCGCAAGAGTCCAACAATCTTGCACTGCCCAAACCCATGTTCTTGACAACAAGGGTGAAATGTAAATCCCAGAAGGGTTATATGTCCTCCATTTCTCCGTTCTAGGATTGACAATATGCCACGGGATCTTTCCTTTGCTAGCGGCAACTTTGTCCGCCTCAGACGGCTCTGGAGCCGATATGGGATGACTATGAACTATTCCAAGGATTTCCCCACGCTCTTCTCCTCTTGCATAATCAATTGCGGAGATTTGAAACATCTGTTCAGGATATTTAGCAACATTTTCACAAGGCCAGTATTTTTTCTTTCCCTTGATTAACAACAAAAGACCACAAGCTTCTTTTGGATCTTGTTCTTTTGCGTGCTCTAATGCTTTATCTTGCCAATCAAAACTTGAACGTACCGACTCCAGGGAAGTCATCAGGCAATATCTGTCGTTTTGGTAATCTTACTCCAGCCAAATCAAACGCACTACACATTTCGTATGAAATAACATCTCTATTTTCCATTGCTTTTCTATCTATAAAATAAATATCTCTGGGCCTAAAATAACTTGTTGGATCGGGATCATTGTCTGTACTGTATGTATAATCGGCAATCCAATAATCAGAAGCAACATACGTTCCAACCGAACTGAAATTAACAGCATCTAAAAACATTGATAATGTTCTAGTTCTAGTTACTTTGCAACCCTCTAATCCATCAGGTAATAAAGCAATCAATGTTGTAAATGTACCAAGTAGATTAGAAACAGAGATACTTGGTCTAGGTAAAGTTCCCTGACCTGTTGCTTCATATCCTTCTGCCTTTATAGGTATCGCTGTATAAGTATTACCTTGCCAAACAATGTCATTACCTAATTCATTTTTTGTATTCGTAAATCTATAGATTGTTGTTGCTTCATGTTGGGCCGCATTTAATTCAAAATCAAATAATTCAACAACTGTTTTCGCATCAGCATCTTGTAAGGTTTTTTGTAAGTTAAAACCACCTTCACCTTCTGCGTAGTCAGCGACCCAATAATTAACAACGCAATACAGCATTGACTTATGCAGTTACAGCTTTAATAACAGCGAAACGAATCACAATTGCTTCACTTAATGATCCTGCTGAAATGTTAGTCACATTGATTGATGCCGAACCTGCTGCTGCTTGTGCGTTTAAAGCATACTTTCCTGCTGTACCAGCAGAAGCGTGATTTAAGACAACAACATCAGTTGCCGCAATTGTTGAATTTGTAAGAGTAAAGGAGACAATCGCATCAGCCGCTAAAGCAGCATCATGCATTGTGACTGTTCCACATTTTTTATTAAGTGTAACCCCAGTCGATTTTGAAGTAGCTTGCGTTATTGTTCCACCTTCACCAGTTATATAACCAGCTTTATCAGTGTTTAAATTTGTAAAATTAGCATCAACTTCTGTATGAGTTAATGGTGAGCCTTTGCCAGCTCTAGTGACAATTGTGCTCATGCTTCAAATACCTGTCTAAATGTTGCACTTATAGTAGCTCGATTTAGGTAAGGTATTGATTTTGTCCAACTATCGCACACCCATTTATAAGAAGTTGTAGTGTCGGGAGGAATCCAATCAAAACTTGCTCCATCGGACGCTCTGTTATCTAAGAAAGCGGAAATTGTATCTGCATCGGTTTCACTAATATTTTGCCAACGTAAACTCCATTGTTTTGGACTCTGATTTAAGCCTACGTTTACTCTGATCTCATATCCATCACCCATACTACTGACACGGGTTTTAGGATCATTTTTTTGATTTACTCCATAAGAAGGAGTGATTGATGGAAATGTTGCCATTATCTAGCAGCTAAAAGCCCTCCTGGTCTTTGTTGTCTAGCAATTTCAGCTTGAACTGCTGCTGCCAGCATACTTCCAAGTTGTTCAGCTTGTCCTGCATCTCCTTCAACTGACGAACCAGAAGCGTCTACATTGACAACAACAGAAGTTGAACCACCACCACCTAATTGATTATTCGGGATAATTGTTCCTGCTTGACGAGGAACAAAAAGTTCTGGCCCTTTCTCCCCAACAATTGAAGGTTTTCCTACAGGTGGCCTACCTCCTGCAGCAAACCCAGCTACGGGCAAACCCATAGCTGAAAGACCTGCTCTTATCCCAATATCCAAAAGCATATCAGCAACTTTATTTGCAATATTTCCAAGCATTTCACCTAATGTCTGCGTTCCTTTTATTAATCCTTTGATACCATCAGCAAGACTTTCAGTGATTGTTTCACCTACTTTTTTAAATTGTTCATCTAATTTTTTTGATAATTCAAGCCATCTTTTCATTGCATCTGTTGTTTCTTTTTCGTCTTTCTTTGCCTTGTTAGTTTTTTCTGGGGTCTTTCCCTTTACTGAAGTACTTATATCACCTTTTTTAAATTCTTTAAAAGCAGGGTTTTCTATATCAAATTGATCTTCATTTAATACTTTATATTCTATTTTAGGAGTTATGACATTCTTATCTATTCCAAATAACCATTTTATTGGATCTGGCATATTATTAATAATATCGATCCAAACATTTTTTATTGCGATAACAAAGTTTTCAGCAAACAACTTGATGTGAGCTAGTGCTTTTTTAAATAATTTATCAAAATTATCCCAAATATGTTTTATTCCAATAACAACATTCTCTAAAGCAATGACAAAATTTGTCCCAAACAATTTAACTTGACTAATTACTTTTGGAAAGGCTTCTGCGACCTCATCTACTGCTGCCGCACATAGATTTATTGTGTCAACAACTGGTTCTAACAACCAAGCTATAAGTTTAATTCCTGCTGTTGTTAGTCTTATTAAATGTGCTGTTGTTTTTTGTAATTCTGTTTCTTTTGAAAATAAATTACTTACAACTGTTGTCAATTCCTTCCAAGCTCCAGCAATCGTTGTTGCTTGATCGTTGGTAGCGTCCAGTGCCACGTTTGCGCTGTTTGCTTGTTTTTCTAATAACTCATTGTATTTTTCTAGACTTGCGATAATTGGAGCAATTGTTTGTATTGCCTCTTGTCCAAATATTTGCTCTAAAGCTTTTATGTCTAGGTCTGCAAGCTTCTCTAAGTTGGCAGCTAAACCTTCTGCTTCAAGAGTGGCTGCACTAATATCAATCCCAAGAGCTTTTAATTTCTTTCCACCTGCCTCTCCAGTTAATCTTAGTAAAGCTGTTTTCATTCCAGTAAAAGCAACATCAGCCTTAACACCTGATGCAGTTGTTAAAGCAATTGCAGCATTAACTTCCTCAAGAGGAACATTTACCATTGCGGCAACTGAAGCGACCTTACCAATATTTTGTGCATATTCACTTATTTTTATTTTTCCATCTGCTACTGTTTGTTGCATTTTATCAGCAACCATTTCAGCCTCACTAGCTGACATTTTCCATGCGTTTAAAACTGTTGTAACGGCATCACCTGTTGTAGCAAGATCAGCCATTCCTGCTCTAGCGGCTAAGGCAGAAGCTTTGAGAACCATTGCTGCATCTGCCGCATCTGTAAATCCAGCAGAGGCAACATCATAAGCTGCAATTGTTAATTCTGTTTGATTGAATTGATGGTTTAGTTCTTTTGAAACTTGTAATAAAGAAGGAACTAATTTGTCTGTATTTACTTTTAATGTTTTCAATGCTGCCGTTGCCGCATCTTGCTTAGCAAAAATTGTCATTGCTCCCGTAAGAACAGCAATTCCACTGGTAAGTGCAGCAATAGGAGCCAATGCTGTGGCAAGTGCAGCTCCAGCTCCAACAATTGCTGGTTGTGCTGCTTTTGCACTTGTTCCAACACCTACCCAACCAAGTGCTGCTGCTTTTAAACTTTTTGATTGATTATTAAGAACACCATTTGAATTTTTTACTGTCCTTCCTAATTTTTTCGCATCTCTATCAACTGCCCTTAATTTAGAGCTTGCGTCATTGATGACGCTTAATCTAATAACTGATTCTGCCACTTGCTTCTTTTTTTAGCAGTCTACCTAATTTTAGGTTCAATAATTATGAAAAGCTATTTTTTATGTCTGATCTTATTCATCTCAGCTTCTTCTCTTTCGCTTTTTAGTTGGTAATAACTAGCAAAATAAACCAATTCACTCTCAGTTAATTCCGTTCGCAATCTACTAACTGTCATTCCTAATTCGGAGGCCAAAAAAAACTCAAAGTTTAACCAGTTGTCCTCCTTTAATCTTTTTTTGCTACTTCTATTTCAAGCTGTTCAATAGGATTGCCTTCTTGATCGACACCAAACAAGGCAAGTTCCATTTGGTTTAAAACTTTTTCAGGCAAACGCCTTAAAGCAGCAACGTCTCCTAACTGAAAGCATTTTGTTCCATCTTCATTTTCTGCTTTTCTGACAAGCATTAAAGTTGTCATCTTTATGGCGTCATCTCCTCCACCTTGTGCATTTATTTCAAGACGGTCTGCTCTGGTTATGGGCTTAAAATAAAATTT